TTGAATTAAGTTATTCTTACGAAGTTGTGTTTCTGTAGCTGAATGCATTATAACACCAGTAAGTTTGTCTTTTGCATCTCCCATAAGTTGTAATGCATCAAGGAAGTTTTCACCGTTTATCTTAGCTTTATCATCTTCTAAACTAGAAATATCTAAAACCTTATTTGTCATATTACTAGCAGCAAAAGCCCCATCTAATAACTTTATAGCTGTAGCTTGCATACGTCTTGCCCAATATTCTGCAACTAAATCACCAATTGCAGCCATAGGATCATCTCCAGATAATGCTTTTGCTAAGTCATTTGCACTCCAAGCTTTACCTCTCATTAATAGAACAGCAATATCTTGACCAGCTGTGATTTTAGCTGGTGTTAATGCACCATCATCTGAAAGTACTTCATCATCACCATTTAAATCTTCCCAATATGGCATATTAATTGTTGTACCACCGCTTGATGCTAGTCTATCTAATTCTGGGTTATTTGATATAATCCCACTATTATATAATGCTGATAATTCCATTGTTCTTTGTACTACATAAGGATTAAATACCTCTGGTACAATTACGTCACTAATCTTTGTTTTTGCCATTTTAAATCACCTTTTCTTTCCTATAATTTAAATCCTGCTGCTGCCATTAATTCTTTAGCTAGTGCAGGATTCTCTTTTAATAATTTTCCTTGTTGTGTAAGATTGTAAGTTTCTTTTGCAAATGGATTAACCCCTATTGGATCTCCTCCAGCTGCTGGATTATATTTGGGTTTTACTGTATCATTCTTAAAAACATGTGGAATTGATTCTTTATATGGTTTAATAATATCTTCAACTCCTATTGGTTTGTTATCACCATCAAAATTAAATTTGTTAATACCACCATGTTTATAGATAAGATAATCTGCATCTGTTACACCTAAATCCTTAAGTTTATCTTTTAGTACATATTCTTTTTCAGTCTTAGTAGCATTATCTTTAAGAGTTTTAATGGTAGTTTCATGTTCCTTAATTGTTTGTTGTAATGCATCATTATCAACATTATTTTTCTTTAAATCTGTAATTGTTGCATTTGCAGTTTTAAGCTGTTCGCTTACATCATTGTAAGTACTATTGGGTACTGCATTCTTAGGAAATTCAGTATTAACTTGTTTCATTAAATCATCAATATCTATACTTCCATCCTCTTTTTTCTTTGCACCTTCTAATAACTTCCTTAACCATTCCATTTTACATTTCTCCTTTACTTCTAATAGATTTTTATACCTGCTCTCCAGGTACTGTAGAATTTCCTTTGTTCTTTATGCCCTGCAAACCTGTAAAAAGGGCAAAATAAAAAGCCTTATTACTAAGACTTATTCAACTAATTCATATGTTTTCTCAAATACATCTGGCTTACAAGCATAAAGCTCTCCTTTTACGCCCTTAATTATAAAATCGCCTATACTTGCCTTCATATCCCCTTCAAGAGTTTTAAGCTTAAGAATCGGACCATCAAAATATAATATTCCTTTCTTGTGAGCTTCAATTCCCCATTCAGGAATATAATAAGTACCTTCACTATTTTGAAAATCTCCATCATACTGAAATGCTTCAATTTCTACTGGCTTTTTTCTATACTTCATTATTTCTCATTCCTTCCTAATACATTTCTTTCAATTCTATCCTCAACTCTTCTATTAAGCCACATTAAAGCTTCTTCCACATGTTCAAGAGCCTTAGCATTGTACTCACTAGCAAATGGTCCATCTTGAAATGATTTTAATCTATCCCTTACTATTTCAAGTAAATCTTCGTTACCTACTCCATGTTGTGAATTTTTCTCTTTTATAGGTCCTTTTTGAAACTTAATAATAACAACATCATTAGCAATATCTTTTTCTTTTCCATCATTTATAACAATGTGATATTCATGATGTGCACCTCCTGGACCTATTTCATCTGCTACAAAAACTTGATTTAATTTTTCTCTCTTTTGGATTGTACTTAATTCTTTCATCTTTCAATTCCTCCTTAAATTTTTGCATAATAAAAGCACCTACTCTTTTTTCTAAGTAAGTGCTAATTACATTGAATATAATCCAATATCTTTCCATATATCTTTTAATAATTGACCATCTATTTTATGAGTGTTAACCATCTCTAAACCATTTCTATAATATACTGCATCTCCATTAGGACATTCACAGATAAAGTATTCATCATCTCCAGGAGATATATTATATCTAGTTCTGTAAAGATAAAATTCTATATCTAAGCCCATGTCAATTGAATCTATCAATTCTTGTAAGCTATTAAATTTTCCTAAATCCATACTAATCTCCTTTCAAAATCTCTTTATTAGCAATCATTTGAGCTTTAGTTAACGGTAAATCTTTAGGCCTTTTTATATCATCATGATTAGATTCATCTTTTAACCAATTGTGTTGGTGTGGAACTGTTTTATGTTGTGCAGCATTTCCATGATTAGTTAAATCAATATCTAATCGTGGCTTTCCAGTATTACCATAATATCTTCTAGACTCTAATTTTCCATTTTTATAATTATCAAAAACACTATTAGGTTCAGCATTAAAAGGTACTTTATGCTCGCTACCACTTACAATATTCGCTTGTGATTTAATCTGCCAATTAACATCTTTATATAATGTTCTTAAACCTTCATAATCTTTATTATTATTATACTTCAAATCTTGGAACTTATCAAAAGTTTTAGGAGCTTCATCTCCTAATATTTCTTTATATTTTTCATATTGGCTCTTATCACTAGATTTATTCTTAATCTTAAGTTCTGCTAATTCTTCTCTATGATTTCCTTTAACATACTTGTTATACCAGTCTTCATAACTCATATTCCTATCAACATAATAAGTTTTACCTTCACTATCTCTTGCAAGTCTTTCGCCAAACATCATGTCTTCAAAATATGCTACTGTTGTAGTTCTGCAATTAGGATGAAATGGAGGTGCTGTAACTCCTATTTCTTTATCTGATAGATTAAATATCTTAAGATCTAAACTCCTGCATAATTTACTTGTATGCAAATCCAATGTGGCAATAATTTGATACTGTTCAACTCCTGTAGCTTTATATCCATCAAAAGTAGCTTTCTGTGCTATATATGCACTTTCTGTATTAATAAGAGTTCTTGTCTTATTGAAGTCTGTTCCAAGTCTTCTTGCTACTGTTTTAGTGGTCTTATCAATGCTATCTCCACGAATAAAAGCTTGTGCAAGATTAGTCTGCAATTCTGTTAACAAAGATATTTTATCTTTCCATAACCTATCACTATAATTACTATCTAACCATTTTTCATTAATAACTTTATCTAAAGCAGTACTATCTGGCCTAGCAAAATCAACTCCTATGCCAGTGCCACTTTGAATATTATAAATATTTCTATAGTAAGTATCCTCATACGTATCTTTTAAAAGCTCTGTTCCTTCTTCTTGCTGATCTGTATATAATTGCTCTATTGCATTTCTTATTCTAATCTGTAAAGCTTCTAATCTGCTTATTCTAGTTTTTAAAGACACATTTACTAATTCTTTTTCCCAATCTGGATTAGCTTG